GAAACATGGTGGGAAAACCATACGCTTATGGGTAAGATGGAAATCTTAATGACTCCTGGGTTTATTAACTACGGTATTGTTTCTACAAAAGGTGATGAGGTTGCAAACTTATTAAGAAACAGAATTAAAATTGGTGTTTCTTCTAGAGGTGTAGGTTCACTTAAAGAAGGAAGAAATGGTGAACAAATAGTTCAAGAAGATTTTGAAATTATTTGTTGGGATGTTGTTACTGCACCATCAACACCAGATGCGTGGATTGGTAGAAACATTGAAGAAATGAAACCATACGTTGAAAACACTGAGATTAAAAAACCATTAATGAAAGAAAACTTATTAGACAATTTAGATAAATTCCTAATAGATTAATATTTTTTTAACTTTTTTTTATCTTAAAAATGGTTTTTAGAAAAATAATACATATTTATTAACAAATGAGGTAATATATCTCGACAATTATAAAAAAAATAAACAAAGAAATGGCTGAAAAAAAATCAATACTTGAAGAAGCTTTATTGGATATAAACAAAATCCAAGAAGCTCTAAACGCCAATACAAAAGAAATACTTCGTAGCGTAGCTAAAGAAGAAATTGACAGTGTGGTGAAAGAATCTCTTATGGATGTTAAAGAAGAAGAGTATGAAGAAGAAGATTTAGATACAGATACAGACTTAGGTGCTAAAATTGGTGCTGGTGAAGAACTAGGATTAGATGGTGGTGACGAAGAAGGTATAGATGCATCTGATGACTTAGAAGACATTGAAGGCTCTGAGGAAGTAGAACCAGAAATGGGTCTAGAATTAGGAATGGACGCAGATGCGTTAGGTGGAGACGATATGGACATGACTGCATCAACTGATGATGAAGTTATAGCAATTTACAAAAAATTAAGCGGTGAAGACGAAATTGAAATCGTTGGTGATGAAATTCATTTAAATGTTTCTGAGCCAGGTGAATACGTTGTTAAAATGAACGGTGGTTCTCCTGCAGGTGAAGAAATGGATTCTGATGATTTAGACCTTGATGGTTTAGGTGATGACGAAGAAATGGGTGAAGAAGAATCAGATGAAGTAGATTACGAAATCGAAATGGGTGATGACGAAGAAGATGAATCAGAAGAATATGAAGCTGAGGAATCTCCAGAATTTGAAGCTGGTGAAGAAGAAGAAGAATCTGAAGACGAAGAGTCTGAAGAAGAGGAAGAAGAAGAACTAGACGAAAATTTAGGTCATACAAGAGGTTATGCTGGAAGACAAGGACAAAAAATGCACGGTGCTGCACATATTCCTAGTTCTAAAGAAACCATCGAAGAAGCTCGTGCTGCTAGAAAATTAGTTTCTGAAACAACAGTAAAATATAACAACTTATTAACTGAAGCTAAAAAACTTAAAGTTGAGAATGAAGAATTCAGAAAAGCTTTAAAAGAATTTAGAAGCAAGTTAGTAGAAACAGTAGTGTTCAATTCAAATCTTACATATGTTGTAAGAATTTTACAAGAGCATTCTACTACAAAAGCGGAGAAACAAAGTATCATCAAAAGATTTGACGATGAAGTTTCAAACCTTAAAGAATCAAAAAATCTTTACAAATCTATCGTAAACGAATTGGCTTCTAGAAAACCAATTAGTGAATCAGTAGAAAGTAAACTAATAAAAGAGGTTACAACAGGTAGTTCAAAACAATTAAATGAAAGTACTGCATATGTTGACCCTTCAACTAAAAGAATCATTGATTTGATGAAAAGAGTTGGATAATTAAAAATACAATAACCATAACAATAAAACAAAAAAAACAATAAATTATGTCACATTTATTAACATCTGGACAAGTTGGAAATATCGGTCTTAACCATATGAAAGCTATCCGTTTAGAAACCCAATCAAAATGGGATTCATTAGGTTTCCTTGACGGTCTTAAAGGACACGTTAAAGAAAATATCGCTCAATTATATGAAAACCAAGCGTCTACATTATTAAGCGAATCTACAACTGCTACAAACTCAGGTTCTTTCGAAACTGTTGTTTTCCCAATTGTACGTAGAGTATTCTCTAAATTACTTGCTAACGACATCGTGTCTGTACAAGCTATGAACATGCCAATTGGTAAATTATTCTTCTTCGTTCCACAAACATCTTCTCGTGTTGATGCTGCTGGTAACGCAGGTACTTACCTTAACGATAATACTTATGCTGGTCAATTCTCTGCTCACACAGGATTAAATGGTTTAAATGATGGTGTTGCTACTGCTGCTGCTCTTCCAAGTATTGTTACATTAAATGGTGCAGCTCCAATTGGAATCACTCATATGATGGCTAAAAACTTATATGATGCATTTTACGATGACGGATTATTTGATAACTCTAAAGGTACTTTAACTATTGTTACTGATACTGTATGTAGTAAAGTACAATTAGGTGCTGATGGTCAATACACTTCTGTTTCTCCAAGTACTATTTTAGCTACTGCAACTGATGGTAGTGTTAGAAATATCATTATCGCTATTACTGGATTCTCTAAAAACTTAACTACTAACGGTAGAGAAGTTATGACAGGTGCTGATGGTAACTCAATGGACACTGAATCATTCTTAGCTTCATTACACGTAATAACTCCAAATGCAATTAAAAATGCTGATGGTGATACTATCGTTGCTGCTGGTAAAGAAGTTCCTTTCAGACTTGTTACACAACAATATGGTAAAGGTATCGTTTCTGGTTCTGTTTCATTAACTGATGGTACAGGTACATGTTACTTAGGATTAGATTTAACTGCTCCAGTTTCTCAAACAGGTACAGCTACTTATGATGGTTACAAAGGTGCTACTGGTTCTACTGGAACTGTTGCAGCTATTGCTTCTGCATTTACTTTCACAGCTGCATGGGCAAGATATGCTACATTAGAGCTTGAAACTGAAATGGGAGAAGTATCTTTCAAATTAGATGAGGTTGTTGTTTCTGTTGAAGAAAGAAAATTACGTGCTACTTGGTCTCCAGAGCTTGCTCAAGACGTTAGTGCATTCCACAACATCGATGCTGAAGCTGAATTAACTGCAATGTTATCAGAACAAGTTGCTGCTGAAATTGACCGTGAAATCTTAAGAGATATCCGTAAAGCTGCTGCTTGGCAATTGAGATGGGATTACAATGGATGGAGAAAAGCTGCAACGTCTGCTAACCCATACACACAAAAAGAATGGAACCAAACTCTTATCACTAGAGTAAACCAAACTTCTGCACAAATCCACAAATCTACTCTTAGAGGTGGTGCTAACTTTATCGTAGTTTCTTCTGAAATCTCTGCTATCTTTGATGATTTAGAATACTTCCACGTAAGTGATGCTAACCCAGAACAAGATTCTTACAACATGGGTATTGAAAGAATTGGTTCATTAAGTGGACGTTACCAAGTGTACCGTGACCCTTATGCTCCAGCTTACTCAGTAATCATCGGACACAAAGGTAAATCATTGCTTGACACTGGTTACATCTATGCTCCATACGTACCATTACAATTAACTCCAACGATGTACAACCCGTTCAACTTTGCTCCAGTTAAAGGTATTATGACTAGATATGCTAAAAAAGTTGTTAACAACAGATTCTACGGTCACATCCGTGTAGATGGTGTTCCAACATTTAACATCAACGAATTAAGATAATCATAATCTTATATAATATAAAAAAGACTACCATTACGGTAGTCTTTTTTGCGTTATGTTATTTTTTCTCTAAAAAATATCTAGAATAAGTAATCTTATCCCCAAATTTATTTGTACCCGTTTCAGTCTTTGATGTGATGTTATGACCATCTTTTTTAAGTTCAAATATTGTTGCAGATAATCTAGTATCACCTAAATTATTAATTGCATACCATGGACTAATACTACCATGATTTTCTAATGCTGTAAGAACTCTTTGTTTTTTTGTTATTTTTGACATTGTTATTATTTTTAATTATTGGACAAATATACAATTTTATTTTAATACTGCAAGTAATTCTTCATAATTTTTGAATCTTTTTAATGAATGTAATCCAATGAACCCAGTTTTGGCCCCCCTAGCTCTCAAACTAGGGCTTAATATTTCTTCATCATCTTGATATTTATTCAAGACATCTACTGTAGCCAACCCTAGAATACAATATCTATCTGAATCTAATTTAAGGATAATAATTTCAGGCTTCTCTGAGCGTTTAAAAATTACTGGATACTTGCCTAGTTCAACTGTCTTGATACCTACGCTTAAACCTAACGCAGATAAGTCAGGAACATGATAGTCATTAGAATTACCAATACTTAGGTCAGCAAACTTCTTATCGATAAAGATTTCTAGAGCCAATTCACCACCCATTCCAGTACGCCAGCGTTTTGCTTCGTTGTACGGGTCTTGAATATGATGTTTTTCTTCTTTCTTCTTGGTCATAACACCTTTTACAAAATCATCTAGTATTGTTCTATCTGATAATGTGATGATATATTCATCAGATATTAAATAGTTGGTCATGTATTCGTAAAGTACTTTATTTAGGCTCATAACGCAAATATACGAAAAACTTTTGTATATTGCAAGATATTTATATATATGAAGAAAATATTTTTATTATTAGCTATGTTCATGGTTATGAGCAGCTATTCACAAACTGTTACAACAGACAATAAACTAATCATAAAACATGGTGATATTACATTGTATTTAACCAAAGATACATGTTCCATGGTATCCAAACACGTTCTTAAATTTTCTAGCTTCCTAAAGCTTGATAAAGAGCGTGATAACCGTTGGTTTCAAGATACTTACAAAGGAAAATACTTTAAAGACGCATACTTAAAAACTGGTTATGATATTGGTCACCTTACACCGTCACACATTACATCTTACGACAACGAATTAAATCACAAGTCTTTTAGCTTGTTTAACGCAGCACCACAAGTAGCTGGTTTCAACAGAGGCAAATGGGCCCAACTAGAAGGTGATGTTGAAGATTTTATTAGCAAAAGCAAACAAGATGTTGTTATTATT